ATAAATAAAAGTAAGAAATTTTCTGTATTTTTAAGGAGACATAAATAATGTCAGTAGATAAATTTAGATTCGTATCTCCAGGTGTTTTTGTTAATGAAATTGATAATTCACAAATTCCAAGAACACCAGAAGCAATGGGACCAGTAATCATTGGACGTTCAACCCGTGGACCAATGATGCGCCCAGTAAAAGTAGGTTCATTTTCGGACTTCGTAGATATTTTTGGTAATCCAGAAGCTGGTGCTGGTTCAGATGACGTTTGGAGAAATCCAGGCAAACAATCACCAACATATGCTGCTTATGCCGCACAAGCTTATTTAAAAAATTCATCACCAATTACTTTCGTAAGACTAGGCGGCTATGTAAATAGCGCTGCTACTGCTACTGATTTATCAAATGGTGGCGCTGGTTGGAAAGCAGAAAAAGCTTTTGGTTTGTTTGTTTTCCCAACAACTGGTTCATCTAACTCATTTACAGTACCAAATACAACTGGTTCTCTAGCTGCTGTTTTCTATACAACCGCTGGAGCTACAGTCGGCTTATCTGGTCTACCATTAAATGGTGCCACTCAAGTAACAAATTCAGCTGGCGCTATTTTACGTGATGACGGTTCTGGAAATTTCACTTTAGTAATTGATGGCGTTGCAACGACCTTTAACTTAACAGAAGGGTCAGCAAAATACATTAGAAATGTATTTAATACAAACCCAACATTAACAAATACAAATATTACAGACTCAACCACAACAGCTTATAAAAAATATTGGCTTGGTGAAACACACAAAAACTGGTTAGATACAGTAGTTTCTTCATCAACAAAAGCTGCTGTAATTCTACAACTAAAGACAACTGATTCAAACGTTGATGCTTCAAACTTCATTAAAGCAGCACAAAGCTCACAAACTGGATGGGTTTTTGCACAACATACAAATGCAAACACTGCTTCATTTTCAACATCAAGTGTTCAAAACTTGTTCCAAGTTGTTTCATTAACAGAAGGTGAATGGAATCAAGGCAATCTAAAAATTTCAATTGAAGACATCAAGTTCCCAACAAATGAATTTGTAAAATATGGAACATTCACTTTATCAGTCCGTAAAATGGATGATACTGATGCAAACCCAGTTTATTTAGAACGCTTTACTGGTCTTTCTTTAGACCCAGTTTCAGAAAACTATATCATAAAGAAAATTGGTGATAAATTCTCAGTTTGGGATAGCTCACAAGAAAGATTCTTAGAATACGGAACTTATGATAATCAATCCAAGTTTATCAGAGTAGTTATCGACCCAACCGTTGACGCTGGTGGAGGCGCTGGTTTATTGCCATTCGGTTTCTTCGGTCCACAAATGTTTAAACCATTCACTGTTTCTGGTTCAGCAGCTGCAACAGCAACAATCGCAACAACTGCATTAGCTTCTTCATCACTTGGAGCAGTCAGCGGCAACGCAGGGTTTAACGTCACTTTAGTTTTCCCAGAGCCACCAGTATTAACAAATACTGTTAATAGCAATGCAAGAAGTCTTTCAACAGTATATTGGGGTCTAAAGACAAATATCGGAACTGGAAAGAAATTCAATAAAGATGTTGTTGATGCTCTAAGAGTTATGCCAACTGGCGTTGATTCACTAGCAACTCCTTCAACATATCTAACTTCAAGCTTCTTCTTCAGCTTGGACGATGTAGCCTCAAACGGTGTAAGTGGCTCTTGGCAAGAAGGAAATAGAGTAGCTGGTGTTTCATTATCTGCTCTATCTGGTGCTGCTGGTACATTAGCAACATTTGATCGCTTTACAATGCCATTAGTTTCTGGTTTTGATGGATTAAATATTACTGAAAAAGATCCTTTTAATAAGACATTATTAACAAACGCCACAGAAACAACAAATTATGCGTTTAACAGCATTAAAGTAGCTATTAATTCAATTAGCGATCCAGAAGTTGTTGAAATGAACCTTGCTGCAATTCCAGGCGTAGAAAATAAATCACTAACTGACTTATTGATTGAAAAGTGTGAAACCCGTGGAGATTCTTTGGCAGTAATTGATCTAGAAGGCGATTATGTACCTGCTGAAGCAAATACTGAAACCGCGCAACAACGCAAACCAGTCGTTTCAGCGGTTGTAAATAACCTAAGCGACCGTTCATTAAACAGCAGCTATGGTTGTGCGTTTTTCCCATGGGTCTTGATCCGTGATACAATCAATAACAACACAGTTTGGGTTCCTTCATCTGTAGCTGCTCTAGGAACTTTCTCAAACTCACAACGTCAAACCGAATTATGGTTTGCTCCAGCAGGATTTAACCGTGGTGGCCTATCAAATGGCGCAGCTGGTATTCCAGTAGTTCAAACAGCATTAAGATTGACATCAAAAGATCGTGATACTCTATATGCTGCTAATATCAACCCAATCGCAACATTCCCAGCAGAAGGTATCGTTATCTTCGGTCAAAAGACTCTACAAGTAACTCCAAGCGCATTAGACCGTATCAATGTTCGCCGTCTAATGATTTACTTGAAGAAAGAAATCAGCCGTATGGCAACAACTGTTCTATTCGATCAAAACATCGAAGTTACTTGGAAGCGCTTTACAAATCAAGCAGAACCATTGCTTGCAAGCGTTAAGGCAAGATTTGGTTTGACTGATTATAGACTAATCTTGGACGAAACAACAACAACTCCAGAACTAGTCGATAGAAACATTGTTTATGCTAAGGTATTATTGAAGCCAGCTCGCGCAATTGAATTTATTGCTCTTGACTTCGTTGTTACAAATACTGGCGCGTCATTTGCAGACTAAAACTAGTTAATACATTAGGAGAATAAAAATATGGCATTTTGGAGTGAAAGTGGGTTAGAGCCACTAAGACAATATAGATGGAAAATTGTTTTTGGAGCAGGCTCTACTGGTATGGATAACCAAAGCTTTGCTTTAAAGAAAGTTGACAGACCAAAAGCAAAAGTTAATGAAATAACACATAAATATTTAAATCATTTCTATTATTACCCAGGCCGCGTTGAATGGGAAGCAATTAATTTAACAATTGCAGCAAATACTGGAGATGGTACAAATGGAACATCTAAAACATTGATGGATATTTTAAAAAAAGCTGGATATGTTTTTCCAAAAGATTTAAGCGTAAAAAACACTCTTTCTAAAGCTGGTTTTGCAGGTGGATTAGGAGCAACAATAGATATTATTAACATTGATCCAACTGGCGCTGAACAAGAAAAATTTACATTAAAAAATCCATTCTTCACATCAGTACAATTTGGTTCCTTAGATTACGGAAGCGAAGAAATTGTAGAAGTACAATGTACGTTAAGATATGATGCTGCTATATTAAATGGTGTTGATACAACAGTAGTCTAAAATAAAACATGGCATTTTGGAATTCATTAACAAATGAGCCACTAAGAAAAAACCGCTGGTCAATGATTTTATCATTGGCTGGCGGTGATCTTATTACTTTTGCTTTAAAGGAATGTTCAAAGCCAGAAATATCTACTGAAATTGAAACAGTAAATGTTGGTTTAGGGCAACCAATTAAATATAGAAATAAGCCATTTATATGGCAACCTATAAATATTAAATTTGTATCTGTTAGAGGCGATGACCAAAATGGTGACGCTGCAAAAATTTTATTTGAAAGTTTAAAATATTCTTTTAATAATCCAAATAATAACAGCAGAAACGATAAAATTACTTCAATAGAAATTCAACAGTTTAATTCCCAAGGAAAAACTGTTGAAACTTGGACATTAAAAAACTGTTTAATTTCTAGCGTAAACTTTGGTACACTTTCTTATCAGGAAGACGATTTTGTTGAAATTACTGCTAAAATTGATTATGATTATGCAGAATTAAGCCAAAACTATAATAACGTAGAAGCTGGGCTATCTCAATCAGAAATAACTAATATGCTAAGAACTAATGAAATATAATAAAAGAAAGCGTAGGAATATATGAGAAATAATCAAGATCGTTTCGGAATAGATCCACAACAACAAGAAGCAACCCCACCACAATTAATCAGTCAACAAGAAGAGAAAGCAAATCCTCTTTCTTTAAATTTTATAACACCAACAGAATTTGTTGATTTACCATCAAAAGGCAAATTTTATCCCGAAGGTCATCCTTTGCACGGCATGGATGTTATTGAAATCAAGGAAATGACTGCGAAGGAAGAAGATATTCTAACTTCAAGAAGTTTGTTGAAAAAAGGCATTGCACTAGACAAACTGCTTCAATCAATTATTGTCGATAGAAAGATAAATGCAGACTCATTGACGATAGAAGATAGAAATGCAATTTTAATTGCTGCGCGAATCTCTGGCTATGGCCCAGAATATGTAACACAGGTTACTTGTCCTTCTTGCAATCAAAAATCTAAAAGCAAATTTGATTTGCTTGAAAAACTTGAAACTCAAAAAGAGACTTTAGAAGCTCCTATTGATGCAAACGGTCATTTTGAAGTCACTCTTCCAAAGACAAATTGGAAAGTAAAATGCCGCGTTCTTAATGGTACTGATGAAAAGCAATTCTATAGACTAACAGAGAAAAACAAAGATAATGATTCAATCCTTGTAGAGCAACTCAAGACTATGGTTGTTTCTATGCAGGGAGTAACAGACAGAGAACTTATTAATAATGCTATTGCTGCACTTCCAGCAAAAGATTCAAGATTTTTAAGAACTCAATACCAAAAAATAGTTGTTGGTGTGGACCTAACAAAAACATTTAGCTGTGCTTCATGCGATTTTAGCACAGAAATGGAGATTCCGCTGACGACAGACTTTTTTTGGTCTAAGTAATGAATACCAGCAAAATGTATATGAACAATTTTTCTTTTTAAAATATCGGGGTGGTTTTAGTATTTTTGAAAGCTATAATCTTCCAATACAATTAAGACAATGGTTCGTTGAAAAGCTTACTGATCAATTAAAAGCAGAAAGCGAAGCAATGCAGAAGGCCACTAAAAGATAAAAGGTGAGCAGAGGTTAAGTTCTCTGCTCATTTTTTTTATTATACCTATTTATCTATTGAATCGTCTTTTTGACAGGAAAATATAAATAATGGCTATTGATAAAGACACCCCGATTGATCCGACAACATTACCAACACTTCAAAAAATACTTGATTTAGAAAATCAAATCAATAGTTTAAGAACTGCTAGCACACCAGCAGATTTAGAACAACTTAGAATATTAACTCAAAAAAAAGATTTGCTAGAGCAAGCAACGGAGCTTCAAAAAGAACAATTAAAAGACGCGCAGGAAGCATTAAAAGAATTAGAAAAAAATAAGGCTTCTAATAAACAAATCAATGAGGCAAAAATTGCTGCTTTAAAAGCAGAATTAGATTTAACACGTACAATCGGCAAAGAAGCAGAAGATAGAAGAGCAAAAATCAAAGAAGACATTAAAAAACTTGAGGATATAAATAAATCAGAAGAGAAAAGAACGGAAAGTGGTCAAAAACTACTAGGTATTTTGATGTCCATGACTGGACAATTAGGCGCTCAAGTCAAAGAAATGGCTTCCCTAGAGGGATTTGCAAGAAATGTTGGAAGTGTTTTTGACCAAATTTTAGCATCCAATGCCTTAATCGCTAAAGAGACTGGTTTAATTTTAGAAAGAAACAATGCATTAAATAATACTTCAATTTTAGAAGTAGAAAAAATGACAGAATATGGTATGTCTGTAGAAAAACTTGGAAATGCATTTGTTGGTATTGCAAACAATTATAGTAATTTTAGCAATTTAAACGAAAAAGCTAAAAAGGCGTTAGTTGATGATGCCGCTAAAATGACTAATGCTGGCATTAGCGCTGAGTTATATGGTAAAAATTTAAATAATCTAACTAAAACTTTTGGAGAATTTAGAGGAGCAGCTGGTATTGATTTAGCTAGTAAACAAATAAGAACTTTAGGTGATACTGCTACAAAATTAGGCATTGAACCAAAAAAAATGATGAACGATTTTGCGTCATCAATTGATAGACTCTCTGTTTACAGCGGTCCACAAGCAATTAAAGTCTTTGAAAATCTAGAAGCACAGTCTAAAAAGCTTGGTATTGAAATTGGTGATCTTAATGGAATAGTTGGAGACACATTTGATCAATTTGAGAGTGGAGCGCAAGCTGCTGGAAAATTAAATGCTATATTGGGAGGTGATTATTTAAATTCAGTAGAAATGTTGAATGCTACAGAGGATGAGAGAATTGAAATTTTAAGAAATTCCCTTGCGGCTTCTGGAAGAAATTTCGATTCCTTAGACCGCTATGAGAAAAAAGCAATCACAAGTGCTCTTGGTATTAAAAGCGTAACAACTGCATCAAAATTGTTCTCTAACCAGTTAGACGTTCAAACTGAGTCTGAAAAGAAACTAGCAGATGTCGAAAAAAATGCGGTTACAGCCGTGGAAAAGTTAAAAAATTCATTCAGCGGCCTTTCTGGCATTCTTATAACGATTGGTAACGGAGCAAACTATTTGGTAGATAAGTTAGCGGAATTTAATAATGCGACAAGTGGATTTGGAATTCCAATTGCGTCCCTTGTAATTGGATTATTACTTTTTAAAGGTGCCTTTAGTGCGATTGGAGGTATGTTTGGAAAAATCAAATCATTATTTACTGGTACTTCAAGTGCTGCTGGTTCTGCTTCTGGTGGAATATCTGATTCTTTGGCTAAAATTGGCAAAGCGGCAGCAGATAATGCAAAAGGCTTCTTAGCTCTTGGCGCTGCAATGCTTATGTTTGGCGGCGGTATAGCGATTGCTGCTTTGGGAATAGCTAAATTAGTCCAAGCTTTTAGTGGATTAACTGGCGAACAAGCAAGAGCTGCCATGGGAGCTGTTATAACATTAATGGCTGGATTTGCTATTGGTTTAGGTGTTCTTGGATTAGTTGGAAAAGTGGCCGCTGTTGGTCTACTAGCTGCTGGTTTTGGCATGTTAATGCTTGGTGCTGGTGTTGCTATTGCTGCATTTGGTATGTCAAAGTTAGTTGAGTCCTTTAAGGTTTTTGGTGGAGAAGAAGGTAAATATATTGCAGAAAACCTATACATGATTGCTGGTGGCGTTGCAATGCTTTCCGCTGCATTAATTGGTATGACTCTTGGTATTGTTGGATTAGCAACTTTTGGTTTGGCTCTTGCAGCTTTAGTTACCGCGATAGAAAAATTGCCAGAAAGTAAAATTGTCTCATTTAAAATGGCTACCGACAGTCTAAAGAGTATGACAGATATTTCAAAAGATTTAACTCCAGAAAGAGTTAAACCAACTATTGATGTGATTAATGCTTCAACAGCTTATTACGAAGCGCAAATTAATTCAAAATCTTCAAACGAAGATGCTTTATCAAATATTTTATCAAGTATTAATGATTCAATTTCTAAATTATCAACCTCAAAAGAAGAAACTGAGCAAAAAGTTGAATTAAAAGTTGATGGTAAGAGATTTGGCGAATTAGTTTTACAGAATGTTAAGATTATTGGATCTCAAAAAACAGCAAACTTAGTTACTGAATAGAGGAATATATAATGGCTAATGGAGCAATAGGACAAGTTTCACAGGGATTAATAAATTCTGGCTTAAAAATACAATTTTTTAGCGTTTCTACTGGTTTTATGGTAGAATTCCCTATGATTGTCAAAAGTTTTAGCGATAAATATCAATCCGACTGGAATTCTCAACAAGTTTTTGGTAGAATGGACCCTATTGCTACATTTAAAGGTACAAAAAGAACAATTGCTTTAACTTTTAGAGTTCTATCGGAAAATCAACAAGAAAGCAAATATAATATGCAAAAAATCTCTTCATTAATGAATTTTTTGTATCCAAATTATTCTTTTAATCCAACCAGCGAGGCAGCGACTATTGCTTCATCACCAATTTTAAAAATTAAATTTATAAATTGGATGCAGGACACTAAATCAACTAATACATCAACTTCACAAACTGATAGAACTGCTTTTTCGTCGGACGCACAAGATTCAGGGCTTATGGGGTATGTTGATGGTTTTACTTTCAATCCAGCAATGGATAAAATTATAGATAAGGATGAAGAGGGAATATATCCAAGAGATTCAGATATTAGCTTCAATTTTACAGTATTACATTCTCATAAATTAGGAT